ACATATGGTTCAATTCCCATTCCCACCACCGCCACCACAAAACTTAGTTGTTCCATCAAACTGGCAGGGTAATGAACAAAATACTGTCATTGTATCTCCTAATGGAGATATAGAATATAGTACCGATGGCGTACCAGTAAAACTTATACAGACGGTCACGTTACCTGCTGATACCACAATCAGTGTTTCAATGAATGTTGCTTCAGACAATATCGGCCCTAGTTTGAATCATGGAAGGAACTTCGTCATAATTCCAACCGGAACAGCCGCATATACTAGTTTGAATCATGTCATTGCGCATGCTGTTGATGCGGGTTATGCATTCACATCAAGTTCTACGACGGATCAATATGATACTTTTGGTGCTCAAACTATTGCTGGTCCAGTACCAAATCAACCGTTTAACTCAGGCGGCGAGTTTACTCTGTCTTGGTATAACCAAAATGAAATAGTTGTTGATCTTGTCATCTTCCAAGGAAATGGCGATGAAGAATATGGCAATCATAATTGGTTTATTACTGACCTATTTGTGGGTGAAGCTTCTTAATACCATGAAAAAGTTTACTGAAATAAGAGAAGCAAGGCGGTCTGCACAAGACCGTCTTTCCGCACGTGCGGCGAAACATGGTCTTGGGTCTCAAAAGAAACTAGACAGGATCAAGAAGTCGGCTGACTTTTTCAGTAAACCACCACCATCCTTCTCCAAGGCTGAACTGAAGAAGATGGGTTACGCAGTAGAATCTACTGACGCCCAGTTTGATGCGTGGTATAATAAGTCACGAGAACTTGATAAGATGCAAAGAGTCTCGGCGGATAAACTTAAAAAGTTTCCTAGGGGTTCTACAGGGTTGACTCCTGATTCGGTAAAGAAAGATCCTAAGTTTAAAAAAGCAAAGGCGGAGTCTGAAAAGATTTTCAGTGCGGTCAGACAACATAACAGTCGCGCATCAAAAGACTGGTTGCGAATGGCCCGAGATCGTCGACGACAGGACAAAGTAAAATAAGGAATAAATATGAGTAAGACTAAGAAACCACGCAACAAAAAGATGTCTCAAGAGAAACGAGAAAGGTTGCAGTCTACTAGTTCTGAAAATAATAAGTTTAACATGACGGGGTCGCAAGGCCCCAGTCTTAAATTAAATAATACAAACCGCGCTCCGTCTAAGGTATTTCGAGGCGCATCCAGAGGAAGTTAAAGTGAAAGATTTTTTTGAATTAAGAGAAACTAAGGTCACTGCTGAGCTTGAGTCTGTCGAAGAGTCGGTACAGCTTGATCTAACAGAGGCAGCAGTATCACGGTCCGACTTTGAGAAGTTAAAGAAGGGAATGCGAATTGAGATTGAATTCGGTTCTTCTATTAGTTCTAGTCAGAAGCGAGTTTTCACTGTAAAGAGCACATCTCGTAGTGCAAAGTACAATGTCGACAAGGTTAATATGACCATTGATGGTAAAGGTAAGTATCACCTATACAGTCGTAATGGTAAGGACGCGACTCTTGCGCTAGGTAATATGGCTGCAAGTATCAAATCATACAAGATTCTAGGTACTAATGAGTCGACCGAACTTGACGAAGCAGTAAACATGGGACCGTGGAATCGCGGTGCTATCAATAAAGCAATGGCTAAGGCAGGCATCAAAGGTCCACAAGGCAAGGCATTCATCGCAGCATTGCGTGTGTCCGGAACTGTTAAAGAAGATGTTGAGGATGTAGAACTTGATGAAGCCGCAGATTTTGAAAAGATATCTAATGAACTCTTGAAACATAAGAAAAAGGGTATTGAGTTCGAGAAGGCCGCTGCATTCGCACGTGTTATGTTTATGAATTCCTCTTTAAGTGTACAGGATAAGGCATTCATGGGTTTGACTAAGTTGCTCAAGGATATGGACGACTTGGTAAAGAAGACCACTATTACTAAAATCCTAAAAGATAACGGATTCAGAGTGAAAGGTGGTAAACTCATGCGTGAAGGGTTAGAGGAATCAGTAGAATCGCTTGATGAAAATTACCGAACTCTTGCAACTAAAGGCATGGGCGCAGAGACAAAGAACTCAATCAACGTTGGAAGAGGTGTTGATTTCTACGAACCTAAGAATGGCGATAAGAGAATGGGCAAGATCACTAAGATGACCAAATCTGGTTATGTGGTCAAGGACGAAAAAGACGGTAAGTCTTATACATTCTCTTTCCACGATAGCTCCAAGGCAAAAGCATTACTTGCAAAACATGGCAAGGGTAAGTACAACGAGTCAGTCAAGACCGAAGACAAAGGTCAGTTCATCTACGCCGCGAAACAGGCGAAGGCGAAAGGTGACTCTACGTTTGTATTCGCGGGTAAGACCTACAACTGTGAAGAGGTTCTGGAGAATGAAACCGTTTAATACATTCCTTGAAGACACTATTGACGCCTGCTGCGAATCATGTGCGGGCGAGACTCTTGTCGTCGAGGAATCGGAGTATCAGGGCAAGAAGGTTAAACTGAACAATCCGTTCCGTACACCCGATGGTCCAAAGAAGTTTTCTGTGTATGTCAATAATGATAAAGGTAATGTAGTCAAGGTGAACTTTGGTGATCCTAACATGGAAATCAAGAGAGACGATCCAAATCGTCGTAAAAGTTTCAGGGCAAGACACAACTGTGACGACCCTGGCCCGAAGTGGAAGGCACGTTACTGGTCATGTTACCAGTGGCGATCAGGTGCCAAGGTAGATAATTGATTTCGTATAAATAGAAACATTAACTCGTAAGTCAGAACAAGGATCCACTAGATCATATAGATGACTTATATCATTTAACACATACTAATGGAACAATCGAAATGAGCGATAACTCCAAAGACTTGTATGAGCATGTGCAACGTGAAGAACAACGCCTCGCTAGAATTGAGGATAAAATCGACAAACTTTCCGATGCAATGATTAACTTAGCTCGTGCAGAGGAGAAGTTGATCAATATAGAGAAAGGAAACGCACAACACTTCGAACGTATGAACCGTTTCTCTCAGAGAATGGACGACATCGAAGATAGTGTAAACGAACAAGGTAAGACCGTGAAGGTGATGCAGTATATCATTACTCTAACCGCAACAGTCTTTGCCGGTGTGATCGTCAAAATATTTTTTGACGCCTAATTAACGGAGACTATTATGTCAGATATCACTAAAATTATGGAGGCGTATTTGGGAATGGTCTCCGAGCGTAAGCAAAAAGAAGAGACTGAATGTCCTAAGTGCAAGGGCGAAGGATGCGACCATTGCGATGGTAAAGGCGTCCACGAGAAGAAACTTGATCCAGTAGACGATAAGGCAAATGATAAAAAGTTCGCTGATCGTAAGGACAAGGACATCGACAATGATGGCGATGTAGATTCTTCTGACGAATACCTACACAAGCGTCGTAAGGCAACTGACGATGCAATCGATGGTGGTAAGAAACCAGCGAAGGAAGAGGTTGAGAAGGACGAAGAAGAGTCTGAAGAAGAACCAAAGAAGAAGAAGTCCCCAGTTCCACCTAAGAAAGACGACGGCGAAGAAGAGTCCGAAGAACCAGCACCAGAGAGTGATGACGATGAGGAAGAAGAAAAGCCAGAACCAGAAGGTGGTGACAGCAAGTTGAAAAAGAACCCAAAGACCGCTGACAAGAAGGCAGAGATCTCTAAGATCGAGACCAAGGAAGCGTTTGAAGAGTTCTGGTCTGCATTGATCGAAGCGACACAAAAGGCTGCGAAGGGAGAGACCCCAGAAGATTCTACTACTCCAGACACCAAACGTGCTCAAGAAATTCACAAAGGTAAGTCTGATAAGAAGATTGAAGATATGGAAGACGATAGTCATGAAACTGTGTCTAAAGCGGGTAAATCTACCAAGAAGGCTTCAGAGCCTAAGTAGTGTATTATGAACTCGCTATGGGAGTTACTCATTAAGTTAGTGGGTCTGAGAAAGACCCACGAAACCTGTGTTGAAAAACTTCCCATACACAAAATGAGGAAAGATCGACTCATTGAGATAGCAATTAAGGAAGGCGTTGACAGGGAGTGTTCCCTTAAACGCCTAACAAAAGACGAACTCGCTGAGAAGATTTACCAGAAACGAAGCGCTTAATGTCAAGTCTGAGATTCTACGTATTGACTAGTAGTGATATCGATACGCTTATTCGTCAATTCGACACCCTATCTAAAGACCAAACCACGGTCGTTATTAACACCCAAGACTCTGAATACGAGTATGAGGTGATAGGATACTGCGAAAGGAACAAGATCGAGTGGTTCGCCACCGACTCCGACGGCACACCCGCAACGGGTAAGAACGCAGTCCTCAAAATATTCCTAGAGAGCAAACACGATTACATGGTCCACGTGGACGGTGATGATCTCATTACGCCTTATGGAAAGAACTTCTACCGCGCAGTCGTCGATACAGACGCACCCGACGTGATCTGTCTCTACAACCAGATATCTTTCTCCCGATGGGATGAGGGTCTGTTGAAGATTCTAAATGCGAGACCGGACTCTCGTTCCGAAGACTTCATCTACTTCCCCAAGAAATATGTCCCCAAGTGGAGATATGAGTCCGCGAAGAAGCCGGGTAGTAACAATGGGGTGGAGAGTAAGATCAGATACTACGAGAGACACCATCCACATATTGATGCTGACAAACGTCACTATTGGGCGGTCTGCGCAGAGGAACTGACGGACTGGTGTCACCGATACAACGACAGAGGAAACTCTCTGAACCGAATGGTATTCTTCTCGCGCAAGGCGGCAGAGATGATGGACTACGATCCCGCGATTGTCGTGGGTGAGGATCAGGTCCAATACTACAAACTGAAGAAACTGGCATTCGACGGTGAGTTGGACATGCGAGTACATAACGAGAGACCTAGATACACATACCTCTACATGCAAGATATGCAGAGTACAACACGCAACGATGAGGTCGATTATGATTGGAGAGAGTTGTTACTAGAACAACTAAATAAGATCAAACCGGACATGTACCCCGAAAAATACCAACTACCAGAGTTGATACCACCATACTATGAAGTTAAATAGCAAGAACATCGTAATATACGCTGCAAAGAATTATTACAATCCTTCATGTATTGATGGAGATGAGTTCTTTGATGATATAAAACGTTTTAAATACGTCAAGAGACTGGTCAATCGATACTACCAGAACAACGATCTTGCAGAACGTCTCATCTTAAATCACCTCATTGTGATCTTTAATGTGTTCGGTCACGAGGCCGGAGTTGAAATTCTTGCACACAAAATACCACTTGAACAGTGGTCTGCCTTAAAACCTTTCCTTATTTTTCTTCGAGCCATACACAATACTGATCTTACGGGAATTGAAATGGATAAATACGTAGTAGAAAAGTTAAGAGGTGTCCGATGGGAATCCTAAAATCTGCCGCTGATTTGGTATACACAATTCGTTTCTTAAAATTACTCGTTACTCCGTTCGAGGAAACACCTGCGTTTAAAGCAGGGATCATCGATAAAGAAGGTAAAAAAAGGAAGGATTTTAATACTGACAAAATAGATGATCGTGAGAACTATCGTGATCATTACACGGCATTCCACCGTCTGGTTTATAATCTGAAGAAGATCATGGCTAAAGCGCCAGGCGGTCAATCTGTTGTTGCACGTTATGGTGCCGCTCTTGCACTCATTAAAGAACACGGAGAATTGTCTAACAAACAGGTCGAGAAGATCCACACAGAGACGGGCATCGACATAATGGACTTCCTATTGGAGTCTCAGTCCAAGTGGTATCTCGTAGAGAATGGTAACCTAGGGCCAGGCGTGTATCGTATGGAAAACGACACACTCACCGATCAAGCAGAAGATATAGTCCGTAAGGACGATCAAATCCGCGTTACTGATCACAACCATATTGATGACATCTTGGGTATCGCCATTTACGAAGGTGTTCATATTAAGACAGGACGCAGAGTTCTGTTCTCCGCAAACGAGGTCCACAAGTGAGAACCCTAGAGGATCTACAACTCGACTTCATCTTGGAGTCGATGAACAATCCGTATAAGGCTACCCTGAATAAAACAGGGAAGACCGAATACCGATCCGACTTTACCACCGACAGTGGTGATAAGGTCAGTGTCTACTTTGAAGGTGACGAACACATTGATGACTATGATGAGACGGACTGGGAGATCTCATTCGTTCGCAATGGAAGTCAGGCGTTAACTGGAGAAGGTGACGCTATGCGCATTTTCGCAACTGTTATAAAACTTCTCAGAGAATTTATCAAGAAAGAAAAACCCGTTTACTTCAACCTGTCTGCCGCAAAGGATGACAGGAACAACACCAACAAGTTGCAAAGTCGTGAGAAACTCTATGCGCGACTGATCAAACGATACATCACTGGATACAACATCCAACCAGAAAGATCTAGAAGTGGTACGACCTTCTACTTCTCTGCCAAAGAAATTCAGATGGAGATGACCACAACATCTGGTGTTGCGGGTACCGGAGACGACACAGATACTGTGATTGTCCGTCGCCGTAAGAAGAAAACTCCTGTCCAGATTGCCCGTCGATTCGTTCCTAAAAAATAATCAAAATAATCCTTGTCACCGAACCAATTTTGATATATAATTCTACTCGTTAATTTTAGGAATTGTATCAAATGAAGTGTGAAGATTATGGTGACTATAAAGTCGTCATCCTTGAAAACCCCGACGACAACCCCGATGAAACACTTCGATCTTTAGATGCAAATACTCTAATCTTTGTATCCATGTGCGGATACACGGGCGATGACATCCCACCAAACAGATTCCTAGTAAAGAATTTCGAAAACTCATTTGAGAATCATCTCATGTGGGAGGGACTTCTTGACGTTGAAGAACAGGAAGAATACATGGCAAAATGTTGTCGCAAGTTCTGGGATACCGGAAAACAGATGGTGATTGAGAACTACTCTTTTCAACAAGATGAACCGTTCTACGACTATAGTAAGTAGTTGACAGACCACTTCGATTTTGTTATAATGACAAATCTAGCAAAAAATATTAATATGGGATAAAAATGACAATAGATGTTAAATATGATCGTGATCGTCTGTTGAAAGATTATGCTGTGGGTATGTTGAAAGACTTCTATATGATGGAAGATGAGACCTCTCCACAAGACGCTTACATGAGAGCATCAAATGCATGGGCGGTCTTTCAAGGTGAGTTAGACGAAAAACTAGCAGAAAGGTTGTACGAGTATGTGAGTAAAAAGTGGTTCATGTTCGCATCTCCTGTACTATCTAATGCTCCAAAAAACGGTGAGACCAAAGGCAAAGGTCTGCCTATCTCATGTTTTCTTACCTATGTTCCAGACACACTCGAAGGATTGATTGAACACTCATCCGAACTAAGATGGTTGTCTGTCATGGGTGGTGGTGTCGGAGGACACTGGGGTAATGTTCGGACGGTCTCAGACATAGCGCCTGGCCCTATTCCTTTTATGCATACGGTCGATGCGGACATGATTGCATACCGTCAGGGGAAGACGCGTAAAGGGTCTTACGCGGCTTATCTGGATGTGTCACACCCAGACATTATTGAGTTCATAAACATTCGAATTCCTACGGGAGACGTACAACGTAAAGCGTTGAACATCCACAATGCGATCAACATCTCCGATGAGTTCATGGCGGCAGTCATCAACAACACTGACTTCGATCTACGTGATCCGAAGGATGGTGCGGTCAAGGACACAGTCAATGCCCGAAAACTATGGGAACGCATTCTTGAGATTCGTTTCCGTACAGGTGAACCTTACCTGAATTTTATCGACACTGCGAATCGTGGTCTACCGATGGCTCTCAAGGAGAAGGGACTACGCATTCATGGTTCGAACTTATGTAATGAAATTCACTTACCGACAAGCGAAGACCGCACTGCCGTCTGTTGTTTGTCTTCTTTAAACTTAGAGTACTATGATGAATGGAAAGACACTAATATCGTGCGTGATATTGTTCGTATGTTGGATAACGTTCTCCAATATTTCATCGATCACGCGCCCGATAGTATTTCCCGCGCTCGTTATTCGGCAGAGAGAGAAAGAAGTATTGGATTGGGAGCGATGGGATTCCACTCACTCCTACAAAAACACTCTGTTGCTTGGGAATCTGACAAGGCTAGAGAGATCAATGAGGTGGTGTTCCAACACATCTCAGACGACGCTATCGCTGAAACAAAACTACTGGCAAAAGAACGCGGTGAATATATCGACGGTGAACATACCGGAAGAAGAAACTCACACCTTTTAGCGATTGCGCCTAATGCATCATCGGGCGTAATACTATCAACATCCCCATCTATTGAACCCCTCAAGGCATGTGCGTACACGCATCGTACACGTGCGGGATCCTTCCTTGTGAAGAATGCGCACCTAGAGAAACTCCTAGAGGATAAGGGTCATAACAACGAATCTACATGGTCTAGTATCATTACTAAAAAAGGGTCGGTGCAACACCTACCATTCCTTAACGAAGGAGAGAAGGCGGTATATAAGACCGCTCAGGAACTAGACCAGAATTGGGTAATAACACATGCCGCTGATCGACAAAAATATATCTGTCAGGGTCAGTCGGTTAATTTGTTCTTCCCATCCGGTGCGCCGAAAAGATATGTCAACAAGGTGCACTTCAACGCGTGGAGACAAGGACTAAAAGGTCTTTATTATCTACGTACCGAAGCCAAGTCAAGGGCAGAGACGGTTTCGGACAAAGTCGAACGGGTAGCACTCGAAGACGATAACCGCACCATCATCTACGGCAAGAGTAACTGTCCGTGGTGTAAGTTGGCGACAGAAGAGTTGTCACTGCGCGGTATGCCGTTTGACTATATCGATTTGGAAGAGATCGGTAAAACCGCTGCAGAAGTAACTGGGCGAAAGGTCAAAACTGTCCCACAGATTTACATCGAAGGTCGATATGTGGGTGGATATGAAGACCTAATGAGTCACTTGGAAAGTGATTACAACGAGACCGAATCAGGCGATGAATGTCGTGCCTGTGAAGGTTAATATAATTTAACAATAACATTAATAGGACTTATATGTCATCTTTACTAAAATTTTCAGAAACATATAAACCGTTCCACTATCCGTGGGCGGTCGATTTAGCAAAGAAACATGAAGAAATCCACTGGATTGAGGACGAAGCAGAACTATCAGAAGACGTACAGGATTGGAAGACCAAACTGTCCGCCGCAGAGAAAGAGTTCATCACACACGTCCTACGACTCTTCACGCAGTCAGACGTTCAGGTAGGAGAGAACTACCACGAACTACTGATTCCAAAATTTAAAAACAACGAAGTCCGCAACATGCTATCATCATTTGCGGCACGAGAGGCAGTGCACCAACGTGCGTATGCCTTACTGAATGATACCCTTGGTCTACCAGACGAAGACTTCCACAAGTTTCTTGATTATAAAGAAATGGCGGACAAGATCGATTTCATGAAAGAGGGAAATACCCAATCGCATATGGGTCTTGCACTTGCGTTGGCACAGTCAGTGTTCAACGAAGGTATGTCGGTATTCGCGTCGTTTGTCATGTTACTTAACTTCCAGAGATTCGGTAAGATGAAGGGTATGGCAACTATCGTAGAATGGTCCATCCGTGATGAGACTATCCACGTACAAGGTAACGCAAAGTTGTTCCGCACGTTCTGCGAGGAACACCCCCGCGCAGTTAACGATGAACTTAAATCCAAGATATATAAGATGTCGCGAAACGCTGTCAAATTAGAAGACAAATTTATTGACCTTGCGTTTGATGGTAATGATGTACAGGGACTAACCAAACAAGAAGTCCGCGACTACATTAGACACATTGCAGATAGACGATTGCTTCAGTTGGGACTGAAGCCTAAATTTAATCAAAAAGACAATCCTCTACCGTGGTTAGACTGGGTACTAAACGGTGCATCACACGACAACTTCTTTGAGAAACGTGTTACCGAATACTCAGTTGCTGGAATGGACGGCGACGACTTCGGTTGGGAGGAATTGGAAACTGAGGTTGCATGATGGAACATGAGTACACAATTGAATGTCCGATATGTGATATGACCACGGTTATTCGTGTACAGTACGCAAGTCTGTACGAAGACGAAGTTCCGTGTTATTGTCCCATGTGTGGTGCAGATGCTGAGGCGGAAGAATCGGATTAATAGTGATATGAATTTAAAACAAGTTATACAGTCGGTTCCAGATTGGCCTGAAGAAGGGATCAACTTCGTAGACGTAACCAGTCTCCTACAGAACCCACAGGCGTTCCAACAGAGTGTTCGTACCCTTGTAAACTATATGGAAGACAAGGGTTATACGGACATCGTCGCACCAGATGCGCGTGGGTTCTTGTGGGGAGCGCCTATTGCACTTTACCTTGGAATA